GACCCCGCCGCCGACGCGTTTGGTCGTATAGAAGTGCACAAACGGCTTGTTGGTGTACGGGTCGCGCAGCACGCGAATGCCGACACGATCCACCACCAGATAGGTGGCCTCCATGTCGCCGTAGAGCGCAGCGACGGCGTTGGCGGCGACTGCCGGCATGTCCGGCACTTCGACGATGGTTTCGCCCGCCAATGTGGCGGGCTGACCAGCCGCGTACGAAGGCTGCCACAGGTAGTTGCCTTGGCCGTCCTTCAGCTTCCGCATCGCGGCCTGCGAGCCACGGTTGGTGTAGAGCTTCGCGTTGGCGCGGAACTCGGTGGGGATGCTGTAGAACAGGTCGATGAAGCCGTCCGACGTCAAGGCGGCGGCAGCGCCGCTGTTGATCGTCTGGATGGCGCCCCAAGGGTGGCGGGCAGCGTTTGCGGCGCCGGTGACATAGGTCAGGATGCCGTGCGGCTTGTTGGTGCCGTCGCCTGACAGGAAGGCGATGCCTTCTTGGCGAGCGAACTCGGTCTGGACCTCATCGGCCAGCCAAGCCTCCAGATCGATTGCAGCGTCGTCCAGCAGCTGCTGCGAAATCGCCGGGTTCGCGTAGATCTCGCCCAGAGGGAAATCCAGCGAGGCGATCTGCGGCGTGCTGGTGGCCGGCCGCGAGGCCGTCTCACCAACCCAGCCGCTGCCGACCGCCCGATCGGTGAACAGCTTCTTGAAGCCGTTCGTGGTGATCGAGATGACGCGAGCGTTCGCGCGGATAGGCGAGACCTGCTTCAGCTTGCCGGTGATCGTACGGTCCCACTCGACTGGGGCCAAATAGCCGCCGTCAGCGTCGGTGCCCTTGGTCATGGCGGCCTGGACCTCGGCGCCGGCGTTGTCACCCTTCCGCATGTGGGCCTTGAACGCCTTCACGTAGTCGGGATCACCCTTCAGGTCGCCGATGATGTTGTCGCCGCCGGCGCCCGCCGCGATCTTGGCGTTCAGATCGTCGATGGTCGATTGGAAGCCGTCGATGGCATCGTTCAGGTTCTTGAGTTCAGCCTTCACGACAGCATCGTCGGCCTTGGCGCCGACAGCCTCGTCGTTCTTGCTCTTGAACTCGTTGAAGGCGGCTTGCAGCTGGCCGATCATGGCCTTGGGGTCCGAGACATCGGCGCGGACAACACCGGCGATGGCTTGCGGACGAGCGGCGGCCGACAGCGCGCACAGCGCCGCCGAGCCCGCCAGGAGACGGGTCGTTTTCATTTTAAGGTTCCTTGACGCGCCTAGGCGCTGATGGATTTGAGAAGGCCGGCGAGCAGGCCGGTCAGTTCAGGGTCACCAGCGCCGGGCGTGGTGTCGGCATCATCGGCAGCGCCAGGCGTGCCTTTGATCTTGTTGATGCGGTCGCGCGCCTGAGTGCGCGTCAGTCCCGCAGAAACCAGTTGAAGCTCCATGGCGCGCAGGTCGTTGACCTGCCTATCAGCCGCCTTGGCGCCTTCGTCGGTCGTGATCTTGTCCGCCGCCAGCATCGCGTCAGCGAAGCCACGCTCGATCGCCTGGGAGCCGGACATGAAGGTTTCGGCATCCATCCACCTGGCAATGTCTTCGGCCTTCTGGCCGGAACGCGCGGCGTAGACGTCCGCCATGGCGCTGTCGAACGGCTCCAAGAACTCGGCCGTCTCGCGCATGTCGTGCCGGTTGCCCATGGCGAGCACCCAGCAGTTATGGATCATAAGGAACGAAGCGGCGCCGATCTCAACGCGGTCGCCGGCCATGGCGATGATCGAGGCGGCCGACGCAGCCATGCCCATGACCTTCACCGTCACGTCGTAGGGATGCTCCCGCAGGACGTTGTAAATGGCGATGCCTTCAAACATGTCGCCGCCCGGCGAGTTGATCTGAACTTCGACCGGGCCCGCGATGGCTCGCAGCTGAGACGCGACCTTTTTCGCCGTTACACCACCGCCGGACCAATAGTCCTCTCCGATGATGTCGAACATCGTGATCACGTTGTCGCCGCGCTCCAGCGCCCGAACGCCGGCAGCGTCGTCCGACCACTTGTCGAAGACCTGTGGCTTGGTGAACGCGTGCACGTCGCGGGTGGCAGGCTGCGGCATGGCCGAGGGGCGGGCCTTGGCGAAGACCCGCAGATTACGCTGGCGCATCGACGCCTCCGTTGTCTGGTGCGGGCGGTTGGCCCTGTGAACCTTTGCTGACCTCATCGCCGCCATCGACTGGCGGCCGATCGTCCAGCGCGCGGACTTCGTTCTGGGACAGCCAGCCCGGCGCACCGCCTGAGCCGAGCGCCTTCGAGAAGAAGTCGCCCTGATCTTTAGTCGAGCCGCGTAGAAGTGCGCCCGGGTTGAACTTGACGGCCAGCCGGCCTTTCTCGTCGCTCGCAAGGAGGGACCGCTCGGCTGCCTGCTGCCAGGCCTCAAACCACGGGTTCAGGGCGTATTGAACGAAGAATTGGCCCAGCGCCTGGATGCCAGATCCCCAGCTGGTCTCGTCCACCATGAGAAGCGGGCGCGGAACGCCGGTAACGCGGGCGATTTCCTCGACCTGCATCTTCCGCAGTTCGGTGAGCTGGGCGTCCTTGGCGTTGTTCGCCAGGTTCTCCCACTTCATCCCCTCTTCGAGGATAAGGTTCTTGCCGGCGTTCGAGGCACCCTCTTTCTCAGCCAAGCTAGCCCGAAGCCGCTCGAAGGCAGGGTCCGAGAGCTTTCCCGGATGGGTGAGGGCGCCGCCGATGAACGACCCGTTCTTGAAAAGGCGCCCGGCCGCCATCTCGGCGCTTAGGGCCAAGCCAATCGCGTCGCGGGCTTGCTTGACCAACGACATGCCTGAGATGCCGTCCAGCGAGAGACCACGCAGGTGGAAAACTTCGTCGGGCCGCAGCATGCGTTGCGCGCCCTTCGGCGGCTGATAGCGATAGCTGACGCTCCAGTCGTCATTCTGGACCGGCTGAACGTAGTCGGGGTTCAGCGGGACCAACCGCACAATCTCGTCGCGACCTGTTCTGATCTGCCGTGACCGTATGATGAGGGCGTAGGCATTGCCCTTCACCAGGGCGCGCAGCTGCATCAGCGAACGGAAGTCAAAGGCCGTCTGCCAGTTATTCGGCTCGCGGTGCAGGATTCGGAAAAGCGGATGGTCCGCCTTTTCCTTGGTTTCATCGTCGATGACGTGCAGCGGCAGCATGCCGATGGCGTACGAGATCAGGCTGACCGCCCTAAACATGGCTGGATTGCGCAGCGCAGTTTCGGTGTTGACCGTGGCGCCCGATGCCGCCTCCAGCCCGTCGCGCAAAAACTCTCGGACCAACGGATCGTTTAGCGAATAGAATACGGCGCCGTCGCCCACATCCGCGCGCGGCGCCTGGTCCTCGGTTTGTTTGCTGCCGAAAGGCCAGAGACGGGTCAGATTCATGCCGCCTCCTTCAGACCATCAACAGGCCCCGGGTCTCATAGACCGAAGGGCCTTGAGCATCCGGGTTACGCGCCATCAGCATGATGGCGTTGAATGAAGCGACGAGCGGATCGATCTTGGCCCGCCCAGCCGATTGCTTGGTGATCACCACGGCACCGCCGCGCACCTCAACCTTCGCGTTGCCGACGCACCAGGCCATCAACGGGCGAGCGCCGTGAATGAGCGAGCCGTTTTTCAGCTTGATCTCGGAGCCCCAGGACGCGGGCGACAAGGCGAAACCCTGCCGCACGGCAACCTGCATTCCCACGCCGACGCCGCGCGCCTCCAGCTCATCGACGAGAGACGCGACGCCAGCGGGGTCCAACCCCACTGCATTCTCTTCAGGCAGAAGGCCTGCTGACTTGACCCGCTCAACGATGTCAGCCGCTTGGTCGATCGGCTCCATCGGATCCGTCGAAATCGTCAGGTCTTGGTCACGCTCGAAATCCCGCAGCCGGGTTGCAATGTCCGCGCGCCGCTTCAGGACGTCATCGTGCGCCCAGGCATGAGTCCAGAGCAGCCACCTCCGAGTGACTTTCTCCCGACCAAGCACAGCCAGCCCAAAGAGGTCATCCAGACCGCCGCCGTCGATGCCGACTGTGCAGACCTCGGATCGCTCCAGAAGGCTTTCCAGCGTCAGCGTCTCGTCGCCGGCGGCTTCCCAATATTCAGCGCCGGCCCAGCGATTGTTCGAAAGGGCGAGACCGATTTCGATGTTTAGATGTTTGGCGAGAAAGACCTGCTTCTCTCCGCCGGTCGCGTCCTTGACTTTCCGCAGCTCGTCTTCCAGCCAAGTCTGACGGACTGAACGCCCGATGT